CTGTAGATCGTATACAGAATACAGATATGCATTATCCAATGAAGACAGATATTTTCGGTGCAGATGCATTGTATCAGTATTCAGATGTGGTATTGGTTAGTCATCGTCCAGAAATGCTTGGCATTAGGGAGTATGGACCTGATAAGCTACCAACTAAAGATCTCATTTACTGGCATTATCTAAAGGTACGTGACGGTGATCCTATTATTGCTCAGATGGTTAATAATTTAAAACATAATCAAGTCCTTGAAGTTGAACCAAAAAAGAAAGTTAAGTGGTCAACTGATGACTTTTAAAATTTGCATATGGCACGTAAAATCACTAAATTTAAAGATATAGTTCTTGACATATTGGAAAATCACCCTAGGTCAAGAGACGACGACAACATTCTTTATTTTTATTTAGTTCAAGAGTTAGACAAGAACAATCCACTTATGAATTATTTGGACTTGTCCCTGAAGGATTATCTTAAAGCAGTTGTAAAAGGAGAGGTTCCTTCTATTCCTGTGATATCCAGAGCTAGAAGATTAATTCAGGAGAACGCTGCAAAAGATCCTGATAAAAAATATCTATGCGGCAATAGAAAAGTTAAAAAAGAATTGGCTGATGAGGTTTCAGCTGAAATTATAAATGAAAAAACAAAGTAGAATATGGAGATTAAACTACCAACAAAAAAGATGACGGCAACGTATGTTGATCCACACATTATGCTTTTTTATGGTCCCCCTAAAGTAGGTAAGACAACTGTGTTAAGTCAGTTGGATGATTGTTTGATAATAGACCTTGAAGACGGTACTAAGTATCTTGATTCAATGCGAGTTCAGGTAATAGGTTTGAAAAAACCTGTAGAATCTGATAAAGCTTTGGCTGAAAGGCAAGAGAAGAATCAATACTATCTGGATGAAATAGGTAAAGCTATTCACGAAAAGGGTAAACCATATAAGTATGTGGCTATTGACACGGTTACCAAGTTGGAAGAATGGTGTGAGTGGGAAGGTACAAGTATGTATATGAGCTCAGTCCAGGGTAAGAATTTTAACAGAGATAACAAGGGTAATATTTTACCTAGAAGTAAATGGAACTCTGTTTTGACTTTACCAAACGGTGCAGGTTATATGTGGTTAAGGTCAGCTATGAAAGATTGGCTTGATAAAATCTACACACTTGCTCCACATATTATTCTTGTAGGTCACTTATTGGATAAGATGATCGAGAAGAAAGGTAAAGAAGTTAATGCAAAAGATTTAGATCTTACGGGTAAATTGAAACGTATTGTATGTGCACAAGCAGATGCTATAGGTTATCTTTATCGTACTGATGAGAAACTGTATATTAATTTTCAATCTGCAGATGAGGTGAACTGTGGCTCTAGATGTGATCATTTGAGAGGACAGAACATTGAGTTTTCGTGGAAGAAAATTTATACATCAACGAGTAAATAGTAATTATTAATTTTTAAATTTGAATTTATGTACACAACAGCTGGTACAGCAGAAAGAACGTTCGTAAGTAAATACATCGAACCAGGAGTTCACAAAGTTAGAATTGCAGGCATTGAGGGCGTAGACTCAGAAACAGGTGCTTCTTATGTTCAGATAACATTTGAAGATGTTGATGAGAAAACTGCACAGATCCGATTTTATATGAGTGAACGAGCTATTGCACGATCTATACAAAAGATCAAACATCTTGCAACAAAGATGGTTACAGAAGAAAAGATCGATGCAATTGAGGCAGATAATCTTGAAGACTATGGTTCAGCATTGGACACATTGCTTGGAGGTAAATCCTGTAGAGTTAAATTTACAGGTGAGGAAGTAGACGGCAACAAAGGTAGCTGGTGGAAAGCAGGTATTGGATTACCAACATTTGCAGAAGCTACTAAGAAAGGTGCAGAATACGATCCTGTAAGTGATGAAGAAACTAAGCTGGTCTTAGATAAAACTAACAAGTATGATTGGAAGCCTCTTCCTACTGCTGATGTTGAGATCTCTAGCGAGGTTGAAGAAGCAGCAGAAGATGATGCCCCTTTCTAATTTTTACAGTTAATCAGCGAAAAGGGGAGAATTAGTGCTTCTCCCCTTTTTTATTTTCAATAATATGTATAGTACCAAAGATGTAAAAGATCTTACTACTGTTGAAATATTGAAGCGGATATCGGAATACGATATCTTTAGCTATTATATAGGTAGTAAGTTTAAAATAGGTACTATATCATCTCCATTCAGAAAAGATAAAAATCCATCATTTGACATATTTTACAGTCCTAATACGATTCGTAAAATAATGTACAAAGACCACGGTACAGGCGAATCAGGTAGTTGTTTTGACCTTGTTATGAGACTGTATGCAGTTTCATTTGGACAATGTTTGAAGATCATAGATAATGATTTCCAGCTTGGCTTGAATCCAGATAATTTTGAAAAGGATTTAACCAAGGGCTATGTGGGAGTAACTACGGGAGTAGATGCTTCAAAGCTACATGTTCCTTGTAAAATACGTGTGTGCAGAAGAAAGTGGAATTCAACAACAGACAGAGATTACTGGAAGCCATATGGTATTTCAGTGAGTATTCTTAATAAGTTTGGTGTTAGTCCCGTCTCTGCAGTAAATGTAAATAATCGATGGTTCAGATATAGAAAAGATCATCCTGTATATTGTTACCATTTTGGGAACTATATGTACAAGATCTATCAGCCTTATTCTGAAGAATACAAATGGCTTACCAATTGTTCTCAAAGTGTTATCCAGGGATGGGCACAACTGCCAGAGAACGGTGAGTTTGTAATTATAACAAAAAGCTTAAAAGACGTAATGGTCTATGATAGTTTAGGTGTTCCTGCTATTGCCCCACAGGCAGAAAGCGTAATACCAAATACACAGATCATAGAACAGCTCTCTGAAAGATTTACGTATGTAATATCAAATTACGACTACGATCGCATGGGAATGTTATCTTCACAGAAGATGCGTAAGTTATATGGCATTCAGCCTATAATGTTTACGCCAGAGTATGGGTCTAAAGATGCAAGTGATTTTGTTAAAAACAATGGGATTATAGAATTGAAAGAAATAATTGATTCAATAATATGAAAGTACGGAATGCAATTTTCATTCCAGGTAATGTTCCATCATCTAAGAATTCCAAAATAAAAACCAAGCATGGGATATTTGCGTCAAAGACAGTTAAGAAGTATCTACACAGTCTAGGGATTCAGCGTTATTCAGTATCTAAAAAAGAAGTCATGGGTTATGCCAGACGAGATAATGAATTCGCAAAATTCAAAGACGAGTTTAAATCACTTGTTGATAAGTCTAAGGGCGATATGATTATATCTTTTCATTTTGTCAGAGCAACCAAGCATAAATTTGATTTCCATAATATGGTGCAAATTATTGCTGATTTGCTTGTGGCACATGATTTTATTAAGGATGATGATATGGACCATTTTATACCAATGCCTTTCAAAGTAAAAGGTGAGTGGTATACCTACGATAAGGAAAATCCTGGAGTATGGATTAAAGTAAATTAAAAATAGAAAATCAAAAATGGCAATACAGGAAATCGAAGTTAGTTCCGCACAGGGGACTAAAGGCTTTGCTAAGAAAATCGATTCTGGTGCAAAGCGTATGGTATTTGATATTTTGCAGGCAACGCAATATCAAAAGCCAGAGGAAAGTACGGTTCGAGAGCTGGCTTCCAATGCAGTAGATTCTCAGCGTGAGAAGAACATTGCTATAGATATCTTGCGAGATAAAGCAAGTCCATCTAAATATTTTATCGAGAGAGACGGTGAAAAGTATAAGGATAGTAATTGGGATCCTTCATACTATGACCTGAATCATCTTGATATGGAAAACAACCATGTTGAAATACAATACACAGAGAATGAAGGTGTGGGATTTTGTGATACACTCACAATTAAAGATTTTGGTGTGGGTATTGGTGATTCAAGAATAGAAGGTGTTATCTCTTTAGGTTATTCAACCAAGAGAAATAACAAAGCTGTTCTTGGTGCATGGGGTTTAGGTGCAAAGGTTGCACTATCAATGAGATCTGACTATTATAGAATAGAAACTGTACACAATGGAAGAAAATTTATCTTCAATTGTTATGCATATAAGACAGATTTTGCGATAGGTAAATTCAATCTAAACACAGGAGAGAATAATGAATGCATCATACTTTCTGATGGTACTGAAGTGTATTATGAGAATACTGATGATAAGAATTATACCAAAGTAACTGTCTTTTGTAAAAGACATCATAGAAGTAATATCAAGAATGCTGTAAGATCTCAGCTATTGTATTTCAATAATGTTACATTTGACTATAGGTATGAAAATGAAGAAGCAAGTGAAAGTGTTGACTTTCTTGCGGATGTTATTTACAATTCTGACAATATCATTATCTCCAACAATCATCAATTTAGTAAACCACATGTAGTCATTGTAAAAGGTGATGATTCATTTGATACTACGGGTGTATGTTACGGTTATATTGATTTTACTCAGCTTGAGATGGAGAATCTCAAGGGTAATATTGGTATCAAATGTCCTATACGTTCTACAGTTCGTGATGAAATCACTGGTGAGGAAACGGTTCTTATTGATGGTGTATCGGTTACTCCGTCAAGAGAGTCAGTGATATGGGATGATCATACAAGAGAATTCTTGTTGAAGAAACTACAGGACGTGGTTAATGAGGCAAGTATTCTTGTAGCTAAAGAGCTTGTAGAAGATGACTTTATTGAGTGGTTGGAAAAATGTAGAACTGTGATCAGTAATGTTGACAGGTCAAGTGTTATAGGTAGAATGTCTATGCTTATAGATAAGTCTAAACTAAAACCAGCGTTTCAACCTGAACCTTTATTAAAGTATACTAACGTTAAAGAATTGTTTTGGTCTTATAACATAAGACGAGTAAATTCTCACTTTGATAGAAGTAAGAAGAAAACAGTTGTAACAAGAGATGATGTTGAGGTTTGGTGGGATCTTAATACTGAAAGGTTATTCTATAAGAAAGGTTCGACAAGTAAATACAAGGATGAATATATTATTCAAACTATGGGTCAATTTACTATGATTGAGATGGGAGAAATACCCAAGGAGTTCAATGTAAAAGATCTTAGTGATGATGCAAACGATAGTGATATTGCTAAAATGAAAAAGCATTACATTAAACGTAGAGATCTTGTATATGAATATCTTGTTAAATCAAAGCTCTATAAAGATTACGATAGTCTTGAAGTTCCCGAAGACTGGCAGAAAAAGATAGACGATCGTGATGAGGAAGAGGGTAAGCTTGCAGAACATGAGGAGTTAACTCCTGCAGAATTACGTAAGCTTGAGAATAAGATGCCCGTAAAGTATATTGTACGTTATTGGAAGAATACTCAATGGAGTAAGGATGATTACGATTCTAGATTTCATCATTGGAAAATGACAGATATCAAAATTCCAGAGCTACAACAGAGTGAAGACATAATTTATTATGGTCATAATGCAGATGATAAGAAGTTATGCTTTGCTGCTCATTTTGTAGTTAGAGGTAAGAGTCAATATGAATTTGAAAACTGGGATACATTTAAACCTAATACAGATTCTGAAAACCCATACAAGTTTCTTAAGATAAGTAATATCAATAAGAAGTATTTGAATGAGTTTCTACATATTGATAGATTCTTTAAGATAATGATAAACGATACAATTACGATGGATAATAAATTAGTAAACTGGCATACTGCCAGATTGATATCCGATAAGTTGAACAATCTTAAGATGTTTAGAAATTTTGAAGTATTCAATTCTGATCTTTCAGAAAAGTATGAGAAGTTAATAAAGTTCTATGACCAACATCAGCATGCATTTGGATGGTATTCATATTCTACTACAGAAATGAAAGATGAAATAATGGAATACTTTGACAAGGTTTTCAACTTTCAATTATTCGTAAAGGATAATCCAAATGATCCTGAAGCTATAGCAGAGAGATCAATGCAGTTATTCTCTATAGATGATGCAAAGAATGCAATAGCTGTAGATATCGAAATATATGATATTCTACAGGAGCTGTTGGAATATGCTGAAGAGGTAGGTCCATTATTGAATAATGTTGAATTTTTATCAAATTCTAAAGATATTTCTAATGAACAAGAAGTTCTTGTAAAAGACATTTTATTGTCTAAACGTTTGGAAATCAGTTAAATAAACCGTAAATTAATAACAAATAAATATAAATCATGAGTTCAAAAATTAAAACGATTGAAGTTACAAAAAGAGCATTGGCAACTTACAAAGGTCTAGGTCAGACTAATGCTCAAATCGCCAAGAGATTTGGAATTACATCATCTGAAGTTATGGATGGTTTAATTACTTTTGGAATGGTAAAAGGTAAGAGTTTAAAGAAAAACTACGAGGTGAAATACGTAGACGATCTTACTCTTGATACGGAAGAAGAAGCTACTGAGGAAACATCAGAGTTTGAAACTACCGATCAAGAAGAAGTTGAAGACGCAGAGTATGCATACGAAGAAAACTAAAACTAAATGTCATATATTTCAATTAATCGAATTGGTGATTCCATAACAGGTAGTTATGGGAACACCAACTTCGGTGTTTCTTTTAATGAGGAACGCTGGAGTAAAATGCAAGAACTGGAAGAAGCTTCTCTCAACGCATCAAGTGTTGATGAGATCAACCAGATTCTTGAGGATTTTGCAGAACTTGCAAAAGAAGACTTCAAAACTATTATTGAGTCTGAATACCCTAACATCTATGTGAATAAAGCAACAGGTCAATTTCATCTTAAGGTTGGTGACAAGGTAAGCTCCGTAGCTATGCCTAAGTCATTCGTCGAAAGAATAAAGGATTCTATCGATAAAGGTATCGATCCAGAGCCTTTGATAAAGTTCTGGACCAGATGGCTAAGAAACCCTGTTCTTAGAAGAAAGAATACAGCTAGTCAGCTTGACTTCTCTGATAGAGTAGTGAATTATGTTAATGCATTGTTCATGGATGATGAGGTAAAAGAACAGCTTGTAGAAGAACATGGTATAACACTAGATCTTGCTGAAGAAAGAGCAAAGGTTCTACAGGTAAAGATTACCAAAGAGGGATTGTTGTGCACATATAAGGTATCTACAGAAGTTACCGAGAAGTTTGCATTGGATGAAGATGGTAATCCAATAACTGTTTCAAGATACAATAAAGTTATTGATTCTGATACAGGTATTGTAAGCTATGATGAACCAGAGCATGTAGAAAAGCGAGTATTTAAACCTGCTCTTATGGGTGACAGCGGAGATGCATTCTATTGCGAAGGTGATAATGGTTATGAAGATCCAGGTCATTTTATCAAAGTAGGTTGTACACATAGATTACCAGATTGGTCTTATGTGAATACAAATAATGATGCTTCTTGTGTTAAAGGTTTGCATGTTGGTGGACTATCTTACATAAGAGGTTATCAGACTGGTGATAGAGTTACTCACAATGTATTCATAGATCCTATGCATATTGGTGCTATTCCTAACTGTCATACTGATGGAGATGGAGCATTAAGATGTTTGCAATACTTTGTTCATTCTTCATTTGCTGGAGTTAATGGTTCTATTTACCATTCTTCAGAATACGCTGCTTTAACTGATGCTCAGTGGATTAAGATGCGTGAAGAGATCATCAAAGAATTTGGTGAACTTGAAGAAGTGAGAGAAGACGAGCTTAATGAGCTCAATGCATTGTAATTTAATTATTAATTCTTAACTATAGGGGAGTGTAATGCTCCCCTTTTTATATTATGGCAAATAAAATGAAATTTCTAACATTTGAACAATTTCGAGGAACTGATGCAATTTCTGTTTCAAGACTGAATGACCTTTCTTATTCTCCGTTATTGTACAAACAAAACCTTGAGGCTGTAGAAAAGGAACCTACTGCAGCTATGAGATTCGGTAGTGCTGTAGATTGTATGATTACACAGGATTCCAGTGAGTTTCAAGAAAGGTATTATGTGAGTAGCATAAGCGAACCACCTTCAGAAACAATTCAAAAGATCGTTACTGGAGTATACAATGAAATTGATATAGCAGATTCTCTTCATGCTTTTTCACAGCTCTCTGATTTTTCTAATGAGATATTAGAGCATGCGGCTTATCAGCAGTATGGTCAATCCTGGAAACCTGAAACGCTTGTAAAGAAAGTTGTTGATGCAGGTAGCAGCTATTTCAATGAGCTATTTGATTCAAACGGTAAAGAGATTCTTAAACAAGAAGAGTTTGAATCTATAGTAGCTGTAGTTGAAAGCTTGAATAACAATGAGTTTACCAAAATCTTTATTAGTGGAGATGAGTATGAGAGATGGTGGCAATTACCTATTGTATTTGACTACAAAGTAGATGATGAAACAATAACGTGTAAGGCGTTACTTGATCTTCTTATTATCGATCATAAGAATAAAGAGATTCGAGTATTCGATATCAAAACTACTGGACAAAGTGTTTATTCATTTAGCTCAAGCTATATGAAGTTTGGATACTTCCGTCAAGGTTCTTTCTATTTTCGTGCAGCAACTAATTTCCTAAGAAATGTATTTCCTGATTATACAGTAATGAATCCAGAATTCATTGTTGCAGAACAGGCTAATATAAATCCTCCTATGATCTACAAGATGTCCACACAGGATATTATGACAGGCGAGCATGGTGGAGTTACTACATTTGGTAAGGAAGTTAAGGGCTATCGTCAATTGATAAAGGATCTTATATGGCACAGAGAGACAGATAAGTGGGATTATCATCGTGAGGTATATCAAAATAACGGTGTTACTGTTATTGATAATTTCAGAAATGATGGTACGAATATAAATCTTCCAGTTCCAACACAGGAAATGGTAGGTGATCTGTTCGAGACTCTAGCTAATATTACTAAACCCGATTCTAATAATTCTGCAAACTAATGTAATGAAGAGAACTACACTAAAGACAGGGACAAATCAGTTTGTAATACTGACTCCACTTAATGCAAGATCTGTTTCAGTTAGTTCTATGAGAATAAAACCTACAGCTCTTCTCAACGATGATGATGAGACTGTAAAGTTGATATATGACAAGTCATTTATCTTAGAGAGGGGTAGTCAGGTTAGTCTTGGGAAAGAACCATTCAAAATTAGTTACATTGAAAATGCAGATCCTGATTTTTTATTACATGCATCGAAACTAACTAAGGCTAGTTATTTTCTAATGCCGACTATAGGGGAAACCAGGAGTTATTTTATGTGGTCTAAGCACTTTGTTAATTGTTTTGTTAGTACGGAGAGTGATATATACCTGGATCACGGTTGTGATCTACCGTGTGTCTATTTATTGTATAGATTTTCTAAGAGTATGCAGTATAGTAGTTTTGAGAAGAAAATACAGAATAATGAATTATTCATTAAGATGTATGATGTAGATTCTTTTCATGTATTATATGTGCTCAAGATACCAGAACATCTATTTGATGAATATGTACATTTTATGAATGGTAAGTATTCCAAATTCCATATTAAATACAAAGAACAAATATTGACATTTCATAATGCTCCAAGAACATCTGATCTATATGGTATTCTGTGGAAGACAAGACAGTTTCGGGAGAAGCTGGAAACGAAGCTTACAGGTATTGTAGAGAGGGAATCAGATATAATTAAGATCGATCCTGCTGCAGAGTTACATGATCCTCCATTACTGGAAGAAGAAATGTATCTGGAGAAGTATAAGATCAAAAAAATAATTAAACCAAATGTCGAATATGAATAAAGAAGCATTTGAAAAAATAATGGATAAGAAATGGCTAGAGTTACTCTGGCCTTTTCTATCCTCAGAGGAAATGGTAAATAATTTCAAAGCAATTAAGGGTAAGAAAACATTTAGTATTGTTTATCCTTCATTTGAAGATTGTTTTAGGGCGTTTAAGCTCACTCCATTTGATGAAGTAAGAGTTGTTATAGTAGGACAGGACCCGTATCACGATGGATCTGCAGATGGGTTAGCCTTTAGTGGTTCCCGTAATACAAAATGTCCTAAATCTCTTGCTAATATACTACTGGAGGTAGAAGATGATTGCTATAATGGCCTTAATCTTGACAGAGCAAGTAATTATGACCTTTCAGGTTGGGCTAAACAGGGTGTGTTGTTGTTAAATACAGCATTTACTGTTGAGAAGAAGAAACCTGGTAGTCATAAGAAATACTGGCAAAGTTTTACTAAGGAAGTATTTCGTTTATTGCGTGAAGAGAAGCAAGGATTGATCTATTTATTATGGGGCAATCATGCTAAAGACTACAAGCAATACATTTCCGAAAAGATGAACTATATTCTAGAGGCTGGACATCCCAGTCCCTTGAATACTACAACGCCATTTAGGGGTTGTAAACACTTTAGCAAAACCAATGATATAATTACCCAGAATAACGGGGCTGAAAGCTGTATCAATTGGGGTATATAATTTAAAAAGAACAAGTTTAATGTCCATGAGACATTGATTTCTGAATATAAGCAAGAATACAAACAAGAACATACGCATGCACTTAATCATGAAATGAGCAAGAATTTATCTAACTTTTAAAAAGAACAAGATGGATTTATTTCGATGGTTATTAAGTAATCATGAAGCTTTCTACAGATTACTATTGCTTCACATAGTATGTTTAGGCGGAATAGTGTTGCTATTTCTTGTAATCCTTCCATTATACTTTGAGATAGCAATTGCTATGTCGTTTATGATAGTATTGATGAGACAGTGGTATGTTGTTGTAAAGCTTTATGAGAATGAGAAATCATGATCTGGATGTTATCTTGTTCTTTTTTTTATATTAGTGATATGTTTGAAAAAGAAACCGTTGTAGCAGATAAGCAATGTAGTGAAGCATTGGCTTATTTTCATGTCATGGCTCAGATTAGAGAACGGGAGTATTCAGTTGAGATGTTGTGTAGTAAAGGATACGATACACTATGGTCCATCAATGACGATAATTGGTGTCCATTCGTTGCATTTCCCACCGATGACCTGGAGTGCTTGAACTAATACGTTAGGGGCCGTTTACTTTTTTTTTATTTGCTATTTAAGAAAAAACCCCCTACCTGGCGGTAGAGGGCTTGCTAGATGAGCAAATTATAAATCAAATCAAAACAATTAACAATCAGAAATTATTAATTATGAAAAACAGAAATTAGAAAATCGACTACTAATGTAGGACAATATTATAAACTTTCCAAATATTTCGCAACATCATATGGTGTAAGCATTCTTTCTATCTGACTTGTGATAGGTACTAGTTTTTTAAGTGCTACACTTGCTTTAGTTTTACCTTTATGTTTACCACGTTCATACTTTTCATATTCCATCCAGTCTTCTCCAAAGTTAAATGCTGGACCAAATGAAGTCTTAAATGCTTTTCCTACTGCTCCTATAGTACTCATAGCAGCTGAAGGAGATCGTAATACTTCTATTCCTGATCCTAGATTTCTGTAGAAAGATATTTCTGAATCAAGCCTGTGCAGCTGATATACTAACATTGATCTCATCCAATCATCTTCATCATCACTTTCAAGACTTCCTAAAAGTGTAAGTAATAGCATTACTGCTCCACCTATTGCGAATTCAGCTACTGTTTTTTTAACTGCTGATTTTTTCCATTCAGGTAATGCGCTCCATTGTTCTTTAAGCACTCCCATTGCAAGTACATTTCCTTTTACCTCAGTTATGTACTGTTTAAGAAATTTGTAAGTTATTACATAATATCCTCCAGTGTTAGCACCTAATCTTTCATTGTATACATCTCTATTATCATATGTATCTTTACCCCATCTTCTCTTCCATCCAGGCATTAGCCACTTACGGAATAAAATAAGAAGTCTTCCAAATGCTTTTTGTTGCAATACAGCTGCATCATTCTTAGAGTAATTACCATGTAGGTATTGGTAAACACCTTTGATTCGTTCTGTGAACCTGATCATTTGTTCCTGAGTAATTTTTACTCCGTCTTTTGTCTGTGTCCACGATACTCCGTCCTTTACACCTATAGAATCTTTTACTGTTGGGTAGCTTTCGAATTCTTTTTTACTTTGTTTGTTATTTGGTTTATCTGGATTAGCGATTAACCAGTCCTGATAGCTCATTATTGTTCCATCTTTCGATCCTGGCTTGTTTATAATTCTATGACTTCTAGCCATTGCTAAAGCAACTTCGGTCTGTATCATGTGCTCTCCAGAGCTTTGCATAATATAGGTTACTTTACTTGCTAAACGTCTAGCAAGAGATTTTGATGGTAGCTTATTACCATATTGATCGAACTCTTGAAAGATATCATATGAATCCATCCATATGCTTATTTCATTCTCTGGAAACTCTGATACCGCATCTTTTACAAATCCATATATGTTCTTAGCGTAATCTGCTTTAGCTTGTCGTAAATGTTTTCTTTCATAGAACTGTCCACCAGCTCCTTCGATCATGTTCATTACGTTTGCCACAGATACGTTGTTGATACCTGAATACAGGTTGGCTGCAAGTGATCTTAGAGATGTATATTTACCAAGCAGGTCAAGAGTTTTTGCTTTGTCTAATGAGTCAAATAATAAGTTACCTTCATCTTTCTTTCGCTCACCAAACATTTGCATATCAAGATATGTTTTCAATTGTTTGTAAGCATTACTTGTAATTCCTGCTTCAGTAACTTCTTTTCTTTCTTCACCACCTATTAATTTACTAAAAGTACCAGTAACCATTTGTTTAGTTCCTTTCTTTTGAGTAACTCTTCTTACAGCTACAAGATCTTGAACTGCCATAATTTCTGTTACAACGCTGGTCATTGCTGTATAATTTTTAGCCATTGTCATAAACATTTGCAGACTTTCCTCTAAATTCAGAGATATATCATCTGGATTAACTCCTTTATCTTTTTCTCTACTTATCCTTGAGGTGTATTTTATAGGAATAAATTTAAATTCTCTACCTTGCTCATCTGTATAAACTTCTATGTAGTCTTTTTCATCTTCTCTTCTTTTTACTAAGTCTCCCATTGATTTAGCTGCAGCATTAACTGCTGATGAAACTCCCCTTACGTCTTGAAATGCTCTTTCGCTTCCTGGTTTCAAAATTGATGGAATAAAATATTTCCTTTGAAACCCTGCACCAAGTCTTTTTTGATGTTCTTGATAATTTTCATGAAACAAATCATAAAATGCTTTTTGAGCTGCTGTTAAGCTTTTATACCTTTGTGAATCTTTTTCTATATATTTTCCAGTTAGTTTTCCTTTTGAATCACGATCTAACATAAAATTGTAGAACTTTTCGTGATTGTTTGCAGAAACAGATTGTGATCTTTTGAGATCGTTTATTACCTTTTTCATTTCTGTGTTTCTGAAACTTACCATCTCAAAATTTATTTTTGCTTTTTCAGTCTTGATCACTTTATCAACTAGTGCTAACACCCTATCTGTTGAATCTGCTAAAGAGTCTGCTAAATATGTTATATAATCAATATCATCATGTACGTGTGTGAGCATATTATGAATGTCTCTTTTTGTAAGCTTAGTGTCACCAGTGTATTTACTTAAAAAGTCAACAATTATAGGTTTAGCTAATCTGATGTATTTACCGTTCAACATATTAATGCTTCCCATTATAGGGTCTACAAATTCTGTTCTTAATTTCTCTTCACTTAAGTCTAAGTCAATGCTAACAATTCCTTCAAGATCTTTTATGGTGTCGGCTATATCAGTTGCCATATCAAATACTGACATGTAATCTTTTGCAGTAGCTATTCTTTTTAATAGTTGCTTTGGTTCAAGTTTTCCACTTTTGATCTCTTTTTCGATAAGACTTACTCTTTTATCTACAGCTTCTACTGAGTCTTTTGCGAATTGTAAAAATTTATGAAGTATTAGTAAATTTCTTTCTGCTACACTTTCATCATTTATATTTCCAGTTAGCGATCTAAGTTTTCTAAGTTCTTTTATTTGTTCAGATAATTTTCCTACTAACGTACCTCTTCTTTTACTCTTATCCTTTTTCTCTTCTTTTCTTTTTATAATTTCAAGTTTCTTTTCAAGAGACTCTATTGTCGTAAGGGCAAGTGTATTTAATTCTCGATTTCTTTCTATCTCTTCTTCAGTTGCGTCTACATCAAGTTCTATTTCTTTTTTTATCTCTTCTTCAGTAATTATCGTAATTGCTTTACCTGTAGCTGCAAAATAGGCAACACCTTCATTTTTTATTGTTGCTTTTACGTTTTCAAAAAGATCGCCCATTTCTTCAATTTCTCCATCTTCTTTTGTCTTTATGTTCAAGAATAATGGAAAAGTTTCTCCTTTTTTAACTCTTGGCAATGTACCTTCATAGTCTTCAGGAGTTTCATATAATCCTGCTTCAGCAAGACTAGTTGTAAATGTATTTTCTCCCGTTTGATAAAAAATCAATGGTTCACCCTGTCGGTTAACTGCTTTTGTTACTGAGTTATCTGAAGGTAATATTAACGTTACATCCCAATTATCTCCAGATTTAATTGCCACAGCACTATTTTCTCCGTAAATGTTGTTTATTCTTTGTGCTTCTGACTTTGCTGTTTCTTCTGTGTATACGCTTTTCAATTCTTTCTTTTGAATAACGTCAAAGTTGTAGTACAGTCTAAAATTTCCAAACTCAGCTTTAAACTCATCACTGTTTATTTGATTGTACGTAAGATCAGCAAGATCTTCTTTACCTAGAAGATCATTTAACTCTTTATATAACGCACTATCCTCTTTTACAAGTCTGCCTTTATTGTTTAATGCATCTATTTGATGCTTACATGATATTGCCATTACTGCTTATTTTAAAATGCACAGATAAAATTCTCATTTTGATCTTGTTGTCTATCGCTGTTTGTAGTTAAATCTTTTTTGTCTTTTAGTCTTTCAATATTAAATCTTTGAAATCTCCACATATCATTTATTTCACCGCTTGTATTAGCTGGATCATAAGAATTAAACTTTACATATTTACCTGGGGCTGTTCTTACCAATAGCATAAATTTACCTTGATGTAAAGTTTTGTAAAACTTAGGATACAATCCTAATTTGCTATCAGGTGGCAAACTAACACTTTTGTTATTATTTAGTTTTTTGATCTCACCAGATTTAAGTTTTACTTGTCTAATTAAATATGGAGTTGCACTCCTATGTGCAATAAAATCTTCAATGAAGGTTTTGAAAAATTTAGGATCCTTGAAGTAATTAAGCTGGTGCTTTCTAATGTATTCGTTTAGTGAGATTAGCTCTTGTACTAAATTTCCCTCTTCATCTTTCTTGTATAGCAAAGACATTCCTGGATCATCCCACACTTCATTTGGAATCATATCAATAAATGCGTTTACACCATTATCAAATCCTCTGGATAAAATGTGATAGTATACAAGATTCTTCGCAAACTCTCTTACTTTTTCATTTTCATGAGTTAACATATTCATAAAACCTTGAGTCATTGTATCTTTTTCTTCTTTACTATATGCAAAGTCTTGATTGAACGATAATGTTTTATGTCTATATCTATCAGTTTCTTTTTTCTCTTCTATTTTTCTTTGTTGTTTTGGAGGTGTTCTAAAGATATCATACAAGTGTATTTGTTTTCCAGTTCCTTCCAGGAAATTTTTGAACGTTTTTCTTTGAATGATAAATTTCTCCCCTTTAGAGTTTTTTACTAGATAATTGTTCTTGTAATCTTTTTGTCTTCTTTTGTCTGCTTTCTTTAATGCTAATTTTTTGATCAATACATCTTTTGATGTTTTTATTGTGTCTAATGTATGAGCCCCTTTGTATTTAATGGTATACATTTCATTTCCAATTTTGATATTCTTTTCACTACCTATTCTTGAAAATTCATTAGATCTTTTTGTCCTTAGAAGCAAAGATTTGGGTTTTCTTTTATTCCGTATCATGTCTTTTTCATTCTTTGTGATACTAAATCTTTTTCTAAGCATGGTTCTAAGACCATCCATTGTAATACTAGTGGTTTTTTCTTTTGCAGTGTTATCTTCATTCTCATCGAGTTTACTAAAAAACTTAGACTCTGCAGTATCAGGGTTCATTAATGTTTTTATTGAATCCGTTGGATCTGCATCAGCAATTTCACTTCTTAGTTTTCTGAATTGTACTGCAATATTATTGTCTCCAGTTAACAATTTGTTTTCCCATTGTGTTGAAAACAATGGAGCAAATGGAGATGGTGCATATCCTTCCTGCTTTTGACTTATTAGGTGCATGAATGCATCTTTATTGATAGCTTTTATTTGATCTATTGTTAATGACTCAGTGGCAAGTTCGTTTGCGATATTTGCTTTTGCATCTTCTAAACCAGATTCATAGTATGGGAAAAATTTTGATACTAATGCTTTAGCTGTACCTATCATCTTGATGTAGGAATTTGCTATTGGATAATCTCCTTCAAGTATACTTGAGATGTCATCAATACCACGAGTGGGTATGTATTCAACATCTGTTTCCATTTTAACTTGTGGTTGAGTTACACTAACTTTAATTCTAGGTGTTTTACCTGTATGATAAATAGTAAAATTAGCACCTATCTCTTTTAGATAATCTATAAATTGACTATCCACTCCAGGCATATCACCAACAACAAATTTAGCACCGTTTTCATGAGATAATTTTATCATTCCCAAAGTAGAAGAACTTAGGTCTTTTCCTTTTAAAGCCCCGTTTCTAGCTAGCATTATTACTTTAGGAGCTATATTAAAAGGTTCATAAGATACGGTAGGAGAATCAGGGTATTCTAATCTATTTTTTTCAGAATTAATTTTAGTATGACTAGTAAGCGTACTTGATTTTTTGGATTTATCTGAAACTTCTCCAATAAATCCGTCTGCTATTTTACGCATAGCTTTGTCTTTACCATCCCCCTGGGGAGTTCCTTTACCTTTATCTTCAAATCCTCCTTTGTATATATTTACATTTGCTTTTTCAACTGCTCTAACTCTTTCTGTAATTATTTTCTTTTTTTCGAAGTAATCTATAAGATCAAGATGTGCTTCAATACCTGCAGGATTATTAAAGTCTTTGATTCTGTCACTATTTAATATCCTGTTTACTTTGCTTATGTCATTTCCTGTGGTGAACAATTGTAAAAATAACCCAAGTACTTGTAATTGATCTTTGGCAAAAACATCACTTTTATCGTCTAGTGACTTATTAAAGTTTTCTATTAATTTTTCACTTTTTAGTGGGATATCCAACTGTACGTAATTTACTAAGCTATCTAATTCTGTATCTCCAGTTGCATTTATAATTTCAGCTTTCATTTTACTGCTCAATATACTATTGGCAATTCTGTATAGTTTTCCAGGAGTACCTTCTTTGTTTATGTATTCTTTATAGAGTTTTCTGATTATTGGTTGATTTAAAAAGAAAGAAGCCCATACAACTGCATCACCGTTAGCTGATTTAAAAAGATCATCAAGTCCTTCTACGTCAATACCCTTTTCTTTAGACATCTTTTTTAGACTATCTCCCTTCATGCTTTCATGAGAAATACCTAAAGATATAATGGCATTACGTACACCAGAAGTAAATGCATTATCCATTAAGAAGAGCATTATAGGATCGTTTGCATTATCTACAGCTATCGTAAGGTGTTGCTGTAGTTGATAGCTTATATCATTACCTTCTTTATCTTCTGTTAATGTGAGATCACTATATTTTTTATTGTCTATTAAGTAGGGAATGCCTGTTTTAAGTTTCGTAAATTGTCTTCCTGCTTGACCTGTAGTTGCAACTGCCGAAATACTAATACCTTTACTACCAGCCTTATTTCTTTCCTCAAGAGCTCTTTGTGAATCTACGTTATTACGATCAAGTATTGCATTATAGTCAGCTATTGTTCTTTTAAAGAAGTTGGCTAATCCAGGAAGTAAAGGTGAATCAATAGTTTTAAGTACATCATCTATATGATATGGACTTGTAAGCATTGCATGTGCAATATCTATGTATGCATTTTCAAGACCTTTTTTAGTAGCTTTTTTAAGATTGTTTATATCGTATTTTACTTTAGATATGGTCCAGTTTTTAAGATTATTGAGTGCTTTTACTGTTTTCTTTTTAGCCTGTATTGCTGCACCATGTACTGCAGTTTCTTCATCTGCATCTAAACCTTCGATTTCAAGGTAGTACTCAGTATCTTCAAGCAATAATGATATCTGCTTGTCTGATAGCTTGATGTTTTTAGGTAAGTTCTTTAGCAGCTCACTCTTATAGGTTTCAAACCAATCAAACTTTTGTCCATTTTTCAATGTACCTTTTACCTTTAGATTAGGTATCATTGTGAATAGTTTATCAATATCAAAGTCAGATCCCATTTGAGTAGTGATCTCTGCAGGAACCATTATCATTTTTGACATCGACTTAGGGAGTATCTTAACTATTTTTAACGGTAGCATTGAGTTCTTACCTTGTGTAGGTATACGGTATCCGATAAGCGTTAATACATCTTTAGGAATTGAACTAATATCATACTCACCATTTTTATTTTTTGGTAGATTAAGACGTTGTGCAAACTCCCAAGGCATGGCAATCTCCGCACTAATTATTTTTTGAATTTTTACTTTATCGCCTCTTTTTTCTTTTACAGTCCAGTATTCATCATTGTATTGTACAATCTTTTCATAGAAAGTTTCTTTCCCTGTTTCTTCATCTACATCTTTAACCACATTTTCTACTGCACTAGCACTTACTGTTTCTTCTTTTCCTTGTATAAACTTAAGTCCATGAGTACCTTCTTCGTCTGTTTTGACCTTACCTATCTCTGCTATTTGCACAAGACCTTGCCCATTAATGTTGATTCTCATGAATCCTCTTTTACATATAGCTAATATTATATTGGCAAATTTTTCTGCAAATACGGGCATAGCTAAAGGACTGGCAAAGTCATAATCTTTTTCATTACTTTCTTCAACTTTTACAATATTCAATGCTTTAAGATATGTGTCAGGTAGCTCTCTTTCCTCTATTGAATTATTGAGTACTTTTCTTATGTTTTTTAACATTGCCAATGTCTTATCAGCAGAATTAAACACACCGTCTAAGTCATATTGACCTTTTTCATTTTTAGGTATTCCAAAATCACTGAATACTTTATCTACACCCATTTCAAGTTGCTGTTCTATTAGCTCACCATATATGTCATAAAGTTGTTTACCAGTTAATACTGTATTTCCTACTACATATGGGTTATCAAAATTCTTTTTGAGGTTTGTGATTAATAATTTCATGAACTGTGAACCTATTCTTGATTCTTTTGCAGTATCTGGAATTATCTGAGGCATTCTTAAGAAATGTGTATCCAGTTCTATTCCTTGCATTTTAGATAGTGACTCTATTGAAGGATTACCATCATTATCTAATTCGAGATCTATGGCGTTGTGCAATCCTGACTTTATTGCAGAATCCATATTTATTTCATCTATAGGACTAATGTTTTCAATTTTTTCAAATGGACCTGATTTTTCCATTCGCATTCTAATATTATCGAATCCCGTACCCTTTGTAAATTCAGCAAGTAATGGAAAGGTTGAATGCTTAACCATTATCCTAACTACTTTTTTCACACCATTACCAAAATCCTTTAGGTATAATCCGTCAGAATATGTCTTTAATGGTTTAAGTTTTACTTGCCTTCCTTTGTTATCTACAAATCTTCCTCCGTTTTTTTTATAGTTTTGATATGCTTGTTCTTTGACACCGTTCTTATCGCCCCATGTACCATTACCTCTAGAAATACTTCTATAATATTCAAGAGTGGTTATCCCCATACCATCTGCTACATTTGAACCTTGTTTTTTGTTTCCTTCTTTGTATACGTCTAGTACACGCTTATCAGTTATTATCTTATCAAGTGATTCTAGAAGTGTTTCATTCTTTCTGAAAATATCATTTATTACACCTATTGTATATTTTGGTTTACTACCATAGCTATCAGGAGCATCTTGTATCCTAAATTCAGTTCCAGGTGTAGCTAAACTACCATATCGTTTACTTTCATTTTCTAAAGTATTTATTTGCTCATCGCCTTTAAGGCTATTTTTATATAGACCAGGATCACCTGAAGTTAGTTTTATGATTTCAGCTTCAAAGATCATTGTGTTCACTATATAATCTTTTATGAACATTGATTTCTTTTCATTTTTACTTAAATCAGATTGACCTCTTCCTTTTTTCTCATATATGTTTAAAACCTCATCAGATATGTTTTTCCCTACTGTTGTTTTATACGTTCTTGTTTTTTGCTGAATTTCATTTTCAACGTATTTATTTATTTCGAGCTGTACTTGATCAAGTAGTTTACTTACTTCTTCAGATGGATTTGTAAGCTGGGCATCTGGATTAGCAAGAGCATATTCCATTAATTTTTTACCTGCTTCTGTTTCATTCAGGTATGGAAGTTGTCTAAAGAGTTTATGATTTTTATCATAATTCTTTATTCTAGTAGTCATTTTTTCACCATTCTGTGCATCAAGTATATCCTGCACTACATACCTCATGAAAATTGAATAGTTCCCATCCTTGTCTTGTAGTTTATTTGTATTTGTAAACGTATACCCATCATTGTTTGTAAAATAATGACTTAGTCTTGGCAAACTAAGCATCATCATTCTAGTTCTATCTGCAAGGGTAGGTAATACAATAAGCATTTCATTTGCGTTACCATTATTACCGAAAGCGTTTAATCTATGAATTAATGATAATTTGTCAGAAAGTAATTCAAATGTATTTTTAGTTACAAATTCATTTCTCTTTTTGTATGCATCGAAATCTGAGATTTCAAGCATGTCATTGATAAATGTTGAGGTGCTGTTTAAAATCTCACTAATTAATATGCTATCATACTTTCTTTTATCTCTATTGCTAGATCCTCTACTTGGCATGTAAAAAGGATCTTCTTTGAACTGTCTGAGCCATTCATCCCAAAACTCTGTAGATTTAGAATCGTATGTTTTTGCAGCATTTATTATTCTGTCAAGTGTAGTATTTGTATTTATTGGATATGTACTTTTATTTGCTGCATTTATAAATGATCCGTGGGCGTTTCTCTCAAAAGAAGCACTTAACAGTGCAAACTTCTTTATTACGCTTACATACTCTGTATAAGGATCCATTATGTATCCATTCGCATCCTCTTTTACTAAAGTAGCTACGGGAGTATTGTCGTTTGCTTTTTCGTACAGTTTCAATTTTAGTGCGTCATCTACAGTTGAAGCGCCACCAGTAAGATATCCAAATAGATCATAGCCTTTTATAGGTTGATTTTTAATTATTATTCCGTTGTTAAAAGCTAACTCAAAAGTTTCTCTTGGTATATCCATACCTAATAGGTTTGCAAATTCAGCTATTGCATCTATTTCTTCATCTAATGGAATGCTATTTAATGATCTCTTTCTTCTGTTATAGTAATTCATTAGTACATTACCTATTGAATCTTCAGATGTATCATTGAGTCTATCTAAAATGTCTTCATTTATCACTAATTCATTTTCATCAGAATTAGTTAATAAGCCTGTACCGTCACTTGCTCTAGAGTTATTTTTCCATCTTTTCAATAACTTCTTTTCAACATTATTTAAATTCGAGTTATAGTATCTTACTCTTATTCCAGCTTTCGTACCATTAGCATCTAACATTACTTCTTCAATGGCCCCAATGAAGTTGTTATAAGTATTTGCCATTGCAGAATAGAATTTTGATTTGAACATTTCATTTTTCTGCTTTGACTTTAACTCATTTAATACAGATTTTAACTCTGGAAAATTATTAGATCTTAGTTCAAGGTTCTTGATCATGTGATCATAACTCTTACTATTTGTAAGTGAGAAAGCAATATTGGAGTATAGTTCGTCAAAATTGTAATAAACATCCGCACCAAGTATTCCTACTTTTTTAACAAATTGGTCATTGCTGTCTTTGACCAATACTGGAATAAATGTTAAGAACTCTTTTATATCTTTTGATAGAGTGTCTTTTCTATTCTCTTCAAGGTGTGACTTATCGTATATTTTTTCATCTATATCATCTTGATCTTCATGAATACTTACTTCATCACCATACACTTTGTATCCAAATCTTTGTAGTCCAATTTTTGCTTTGTATAGAATACCACGGTCTTCTATGTTACCGTATTCTGCTGAAGCATCTTCCCATAATAAATCGGTAAACAATAAGGTTTTACCAATTTTAATACCGTTGTGTTGACGGAAGACTAAATTATTATTGGTCATATAATCTTGAAACTCTTTTGTTATGTTGAGATCATCATCAAGTAACATTTTTAGGTTTTCAATATGAAAACTTGCTTCTTTTGATGTTAGCAGATTATTGTTTTTTACGAATATTCCTTTTTTAATTTGTCTTCTTATAGCAGAGTACAGATCATTAGGTGAATCTTCAGGGAATTGTTTATTGAGTGAAATGAAATAACTGTTTATGTCATTTATGATATTTTCTATTTGACTATCGCTGAATTTGTTGTATAGTTTACTTTCATTTCTACTAAAAGAAGCAGCTGCTCCCTTAGAAGCAAATCTCATATTGAGATTCTTTTTATTGATTCTACCTTTGTCAATATTGAAGAACAATCTGTCGATTGTCATCTTGTTTGAGAAGTAATATTTGATATACTTCCATAGATCACTAAAGAACTTTTGTATTTTTTCACTTAATGATTTTACTTTTTGATTTGATATTACGTAAGATCTGAATTGTTCAGCAAGTCTTTCTTCAAGAACTAATCGTTCTAACTCTTCTCCAGTAATAATTGTAGGTTTACCTTTTCCTTGTGCCTTTACATCAATGTTCTTATAGATCTTTCCATCATCTCCTATTCTAAAGTATCCTGCTTCCTCAAGCTCATCAAGTTCTTCTTGACTTACAGGTCGTTGCTTTTTAGATTCAGCAAGTATTGCATCTTGTTGCTCATCTGTAAGAAACATTCTGAACACTGCATGGAATGCTTCGTGATATTCTGTACCCTTGGTTGCGTACTTAGATAAGTAAATAACACCTTCTGAGAATAATCCTTCTACACCATGAGGCATTCCTTTAGCTATTTCAATGGTTTGTTGAGCCATATCAAAAGAAAGACCTCTTGATTCAAGCCATTGTTTAGCATCATCCAGATCTATCTGATTAGGATTTAATGAACCAAACTTTGTGTACTTACGTCCTTTATCTCGTATTGCTTGTACATTTGGTGCATAAGGCGATTTGTATTGTATTACACCTTCATATCCTTTCTCTAATGCTTTCTTAGCTACAATAGCACCTATATCTTCATCACGAGATAATGGTGACATTTGCTTGTATGTATCACTTGTAACATAATCGTACTCATACTTAGCCTCTCTTAATATCTGCTCATATATAAGCATGTCATTGGTAGCTATTCCACTTTCTTGAGCTTCTGTAATATCGAGTGTTCTTGAAGGATCAATTACGAGTTCTACTTCAGTAGACTCACCTTTTGGTTTTTTATCCAGGTCATATTCTTTTTGACCACTTTTGGTTTTTGAAATTCTAAATGCTGATGTTACTGGTTTTCTACTAAATGCTACATCTGCTAATTGTTCTTCTCCTACATTAACTTCATTCCAGGTATTACTGTGTTCATCAGTAATTTTCTTGACATTACTTTTACCAAAAATTTTATTCAAAGTATTTGTTACACGGTTTTCATAAAAACTTTCAATAGGGGGACCAGTTTTTAACAGATCAGCTTTCTCATTTCTGTACTCTTCTATTCTTTTTTCATTTGAACGCTTTATTACTTCAAAGTTTTTAATATTGTCTTTAAGTTGTATAATTTTACCTTCCTGTGAGAGAAAATCAACTTTATTTTTAAGGTTTAGATACTCCTGTCTATCATGTACATTAAGTTTAAGAATAGTATGAGTTTCAGCTTCATAATATTCTAAAGCTTTTTCATCTGTAATAGGTATTGCAACTTTTGAAGGTACAATTGGAGGAAATGCATTATTGTCCCTGTCCCTTCCTACATTATAGGCATAGATATAGTAACCTTTATAGTTTTCAGGAAGTAGTGCAAGATACGTGTCATTACCTTTTCTAGCAGGGCTATCTGTATGCTGTATTCTTGCATTGTCATATCCTTCAACGTTTACATAAATCTCTTGAAATCCAAACTCAGCTTTATCTACAAGAGCTTGCATTTTTTCTTCTAATTCTGCAATCTCATCTTCTTTTTCTTTAACCTCTATTTGAGTTTGTTTAAGTTCTTCTTGTAATTTTGCTTTATCAAAATCACTAAGCTTTTGAATTTGTTCTTCTAGTGTTGTTAATTGGTCTTTAAGAGGAACGTGTTGTTCAATTTTAGCAGCAGTTCTACCTGTAGGAAATAATACTTTTTCATACCCTCTTCTAGCACTATCTTGTAGTATAGATTTAACAAAGAATGTTACCCAGTTATTGTCTGTGTTTAATAGTTGTAGGAATTGATTACTGGTAGAAGTCACAGAACTTGGGTCTACTATTAAATCATATTTTTGCTGAGTAGTATTGTTTACATGATGTAAATATATTTTTGGTTCAAGTCCAGTAGAAGGTATAGCTTTTTTACCAAATATATATGCTTCACCGTTTACGAAAACCTTATCACCTTTTTTATACTCTTGCTTAGTTAACTTACTTTTATCCCTATTTTCCTGAAATAAATAAGATTGTAGTTCTAGTATTCTACGTGTATAAGCGTCTTCGGATACTTCTACGGAATCTAATGTGTATCCCGATCCTACAGCTTCTTCAATAACTGATTTATCAACTACAAATTTTCCATTGTATAACTCTGAACTATCAAATACATTGGGGTATTCCATTATTTGATCTAGATGTTCAGACTCATCTGCATCTTCCCAACTATCAAGTACAGTTATTTTACCATTTGTTATTTGTACTACTAAATTATCTTTTAGATCTTTTGTAAGCTCAGATGCTAATTTAGCTTTTGATATCATAGCTCTATCGTCGCTTCTAAACCAACCTAACATATCAGGTATACCCTCACTAAAGTCTGTAATATGACTACCTAGACCAGAAGAAATATTTAGAATACCAGGAGTTCTAATAGCATTTTCTCTATAATTTTCACCTCCTGTAATGTTTACATAATCAAAATGTCGACTAGGTGTTTTAAAACCAACTGCTGTTTTCTTAGCTGTTTCAAAATCAGTTTCAGAAATAGTTTCTTCTGTATCAAAATCAACATTAGACTCAGAACTATCTTCTAAAGAACTGTCTTTTAACTTATATCTATTATATATGCCTTGAACTCCGCTATACACATACCCATTTGAAATAAATGTTTCTACTCCCGAAGCTTTATCACGTTTAGTATACTCAACAGCAGTGCTAATTTCAATAGCAAAACTATTTTCAGCTAATAGATCAGTGATCAATTGATCAACAGGCATGCTTGTTACACCTTTCTCTCTAAGCTTATCAAATACCATTTTGATCTGAGCTTTAGGTACAGATGTGGCTAGAGCTTTAGTAAGGTTTTCTTCTATGTAAGGCTTGTCTTTTGTATTTAGACGTATTGTTTTTCTATTTTCGGATATTTTTAAAAGGGCATCTACAACTTTAAGATTATAGTTTATAGTATTTGTATCTATATCGCTACTGAAATTGTACCTAGCAATGTATCCTAAATCATCAGCTGTAGGAAATTCATCTAACTCACGCTTATTACGATCTTGCCAAGACTTTATTTTAGCAGCTAAAATATGCTCGTTAAGCCCTGTTTGTTTTTTGAGATCTAAAAAGTCAGGGGATAATATGTTTATACAACCTAATGCCATTAGTTACAATTTATAATGTTTTCTTTTTCTTTAACGGGAGTAGTCGCCCATTCAATAGGAGTTATTCCAAGTTGGAATATTGTTCTTCCATTTTTAGTACGTGTAGTTTGATAAGGGTAATCCGTCTTAATTGGTTTTACTCTACTCAATTTCAATTTAAAGTTAGGATTATTTGATGGACTGTTATCTTTTACTAACGCTTTTTTTGTTGATGGATCATACAGATACAATGACCCATTAGTAGATACTCTTCCTTCCAGTCCAAATATTTTAGCTTCATTCTTAAATTGCTTTACTGTTACTGGATCTACCTTTCCTGGTCTTATCGAGCTAAACCCTGATATTTGAATATTGAATTTGTTAAGGAACATATTGAATCTTCCTCTAGGTGACATTGAAGGTATGCCTCCTATAGTTCCAGATGGATTCTCAGATGGGTCCTTTCCAAGTCCAAATAAGTTCTTTCCTTTTGCGAATTTATCATATTTATCCTCTGGTTCTTCAAGATCCTCTGGCATTCTACTTTCTTCCTTAACTTCGGCATCTTCTTCCTGAACTTCTTCCTTTTTGATTGTGATTTGTAATTGTAAATCATAGAAGTAATTTCCTTCACTCGATGGTTGTATGTCGGTTTGTAGAATTGCTCTTTTATTATTGATTTCATTGTTTGGATTTCCGTTTTGATCTTTTCTTCCAGATATATAGTCATTATAGTTTTTGTATACTTGACCAGTAACACGACTTGTATATTCCTCTGTAAAGTCATTTAGACTTTCTCTTCGAACATTGTATTTTTTTCTTTTTATAATTTCATTAATTATTACAAGTGGATGCACACCTAACTCATTATATATGACTTTAGCATCTATACCTTCTGTTGAAAGTGATTGTTCCTTTTTATTAGCAGCTGCATTTTCTTTTACTACTACTTTTTTTCTTCTTAGACTTGCAGGTTCATCATCTTTTAGATCGTTTACATCTACACTATAAACCTTATCATTATGTATAAATTGGATATAGGCATTTTTTTTAGTGTGATTCCAAGCTATTCTAATAATAGGGTCAATATTTCTATTATCAGGAACATTTGTTAAGCTTGCAATAGCTTCTATTATGTCTGAATTTTCGTATTCAGTGAATATAATTTCTTGTATTGCTTCAACATCTTGTTTGGAAACTTTATCCTGATTTAAAATATCGCTTATTACTTTAGCTGCTTTTTCACTTATTTGTGATGTCGATAGTTTTGGAAAAATATATTGTCCATTACCATTTAAAATAACACCGTATATTTGACCTGCTTCACTTCTTTCTGGTCTAAGAACCTTTGCTTCCCTTGATAAGTTAGAAGTTCCTTCTTGTGGAATTATTATTTGTGGTGCTCCTTCTAATGGTTTATTTACATATCCAAATTTAAGCTCCACATCTTCATCTGTGTAGAATTCAATGTTTCCTTCTCCATCGTCTTGCCATGCTGATGTCCATCTTTCTGCTACAGGTTTAAGTACTGGTTTATTCTGATCATCTCTTACGTTTCTTAGATTTTGACCACCTGTGAAATTTATAAACACATCTTCGTCTGTGGGTACTAAGTTCGCTACTGTATAACCCTCTTTGTTAGTTTTAGTCCAATTTTGAAATATAGCATTTCGAATTTGTTGTTCTTCTTCTGTTGTATTAGCTGCTTTTAATATACCTACTGCTACTTTATTTCCTTCATGTTCGATATACAAGATCATTGGAATCTCCATATAATCATTGGAAGGATTACGACCTGGATTATTTGCTATTTCGTTTCTGAAGTAAGGAGTTTCAAAAGGTCTTACGTATACTTTAGTGTTTTCATTTATTAGATTAGGATTTGCAAGCAGATCATCATTAAAGCTTATACCAAAATCTTTGTCTCTTGTTATAGGATTTTCATTTTCATCAAAGACTAAATAATAAGCACCTGAACTATTTTTTTTCTTTTGGTATGAAAAAGTTTTTGTTTCTATGCTTCCATCAACATTACCTGGGGTCTGCTGTGTAAATTTTGATTTTCTACTATCTGCTGCAGGCTCAGTACTTTCTAGTTCAAATGATGGTTCAGGTTGTTTTTTTAAGCTAGCTAGTTTCTTTTTAAGTTTATTTATTTCAGCTTGTATTTCTTTTCCTGTCTTACTATTTTTTATTTTCTCATTGGCTGTATCTAACTCATTTTGTTTATAAGCTATTTCTTCTTCTAAAATTATTTCTTGATAGGGATCAGTATATTTTTCAAAACGTTCTAATAGTTCATTTTGATAGGGCTCTAATCCTTTAGATTTATCTCCTAATTTTCCATCATGAAATCTATCTCTTAAAGTAACAGCTTCCTTTAGTAATTCTATTAACTCTGCAGGTAAAAATTTGTCGACATTGTCTGTTATTTCACGATTACTAGGTACTATGCGTTCATCTTTTTCATTTTTTTGAATTAAAAATCCATCTTGTGTTGTAACCCAAGCTTCAAATGCTAACTCTTCATATTTAAACCCATCGTTTTTATTTACTTTTCTTGGAATTATTACTAATTCTTGACCACTATCTAATTTAATAGTAATCTGAAACTCATTTTGTACTTGACCTGTTGTAAAAGGTGGTAGAATAGATACTACTCTTTCGAGTCCTACATTGCTAGGTTCTAGTGTAGAAAGAGAATCATCTTTCTCTTCTAAGATATTTTTAATTTGCTCTGCATACGCTTTTGGAAAAACCTTATCTACTTCCAATTTATCTAGCGGCATCAATCTTGAACTTACTTTAGCTTTAGTAGTATTACTTTGTTTGGGACCATATTGTGATGCAATAGGTAATAATGACAATGCCTCAAATTTTATTCCTGTATTGAGCTCCAGTATTATCCTTGAAGCATTTTGCTGTTTGGTGTATCCATGTTTTTTAGAAGGTTTACCACCCCATTCCTTTTTTAGATTACTTTCAGGTGTTTTGAATTTTCCAAGCCTTACTGCTTTGAAATCTACAAGCTCTACAGTATTTGTTTTCTTATTTACAATTACCATATCCATTTCAGTAGCTATTCCAAACTCTTGTTTTCTTAACTTAGGATCTTCAATTGCTTTGTTTATATGTTCTTGACTTGCTTTAATATCATTATTTGCAATAAATAACCCTTCTGTTAAAAACTCAATATGATCTAAACTTCCATTTTCGTCTTTAAGACTTTCTTTAAATCCTTCAGCTGTTTTTAATAGTTCGTTATATGCCTCTTCAGACATTCTCTTTGCAATTTCACCCGTATACTCTGTAGGTTTGCCTGCAAAGAAATTTCTTAATACTTCATCTACCGCATTACCTATGAATTTAGCGTCAGTCCATTCTCCTTTTTCATCTTCAAAGTCAGAAGGATTCACGATATTAGACATGCCTATATACTTATTGCCGTCTTTATCTTCGTAGTATCTATTACCGTTTTCTTCTACTTTCTTTAAACCTTTAAGATTACTGGTTAATTCTATTCTGACATCACCAATTTCAACATCTTCATCTACTAGTACAGTACTTTTCTTAGCTGCCAGTTTAGCTTTTACCGCTTCATCTTTTATTGTATCAAATTCTGTTTCTACCTTTTTTATGAAATTTTTAATTCTTTTAATCTCATTGTCAAGATTTGAAACTTCTTCTGCACTTAATGTTGTTTTCTTTGGTTTTGCTGCTGCTTTTGCTTCTGCTGTTGCCGTAAGACCTAAATCTTCAGGTGCTTTTATAGATGATCTTTTTATTACTTTAACTTCTGTGCTTGTTGATTTTCCTTTTTTGTATATTGGGGATGGCGGTACTGCCTCTGCTGCTGCCACTGTTGGATCGACATTAGTAGTACCTGCAAGCTCTTCTGTTTTTTTGATTAGTAATCTTTGTAGATCTTCAATAGATTGAGCATTTTTAAGATCTTCAGTTAGTTGTGATGCTTTAGGTTCTAATTCCTGTAGCGCTTTATTGATAGCTATTAATTCTAGCTCACTTGTTGGTAAATCCCCATCGGGTATTTGATTTACTATTTCATCCTCTGTTTGAGGATCTCCCTTACTCGCTCCCGTGGATTCAGTCCCATCAGTTTCTTTTTGAGTTTCTGGTCCTGCAGGCGGTTGAGGAGGTATGTCTTTGGAGTCTGTTTCTTCATCTTTCCAAGGTTTATTTTGTTTGTTTAATATCCACTTATTGTGTCCTTTAATTTCATATTTGGTATCTGCGGTTCTTTCAGCAAATTCATCTTTTGTTTCCCCACTTTTCTTAGTTAATGGTCCTTCCCCTCTTTTAACATATTCACGTACAGTTTCTCTTTCTCTTTGAATTCTTGGAGCAAACAAAGTTTTTGTTTCCTTATCAACATAACCTTCGATATCAGCAGTTAATTGTTCGGCAAATTGTTTACTAACTTCATTTATGACGTAATCTCTTCTTGCTAGCAACATTTCTTTATCAGCAACCCACTCATCGTCAATCCTAAGTACACTAAATACTTTAGATTTCGAAGGATCCTTTATATTGTAATCTACTTGATATTCAATTCCATTTACAACAAATGTTCCTGGTATTTGTCTAGTAGTACCGTCAGGAGCAGTCTCAGTAGTATATAAGAATTCTTCTAATGCTAATTGATACACAAGTAATAAATCAGCTATTTCATACATTAAGATCTCACCTGTTATTTCTATAGGATTGCCTGTGTTTTTGTTTATGAGTGTTACAGATTTTAAATTGCCTGCCTTATCGTATTTAATTGATTCTTGTGGAAAGTTTCCACTATAATCAAATTCATTATCACCTATCCATATACTAGGATGATCTTCATCGAATGTAATATCTATCGGATAATATGAATCTTTTACAATACCAAGATTTAGATCCGATGCGGTACGTCTATAAAAAAGTTTATTCCATTCAAGATTACCACTGCTTGAAATTATTATTTCTTCACCAGAGCTTGATGATTTAAATACTGCTTCACCTAGATCATTCTTAAATAATGTTCCTTTTTCTCCTTTATAAAATACTGATAATACATCTGAATCATCAATAAAAAGATCTCCAAGAGGAACATCATCATATGCATGGTCTATCATTTCATATTGATCATATGCTAATGCTATCTCGTTCTTTATGGTTAATGTTTCTTTTCTTTTTGCTTGAGCCTCTAGTTGCTTTATTTTCTTAAGCGCTCTTGCCTGTGCATCTCGTATTGCTTTAAGTTTTCTTTTTTCCTGCTGTTGAAATCTGGATATACCGTCATTTACGACTTCTTCCATTTTTTCAATCATCTTAGCAATGTTCTCTTTGTCTTGTTCATCAGTAGTTCTTGCTAAGATCTCTTTAGCCTCATCGATTGCAGCCTGCTTTTCTTTAGGTGTAAGTTCTACTTCGTATCTTCTAGTTAATTCAAAATCACTAGTTCCTTTAGGACTGCCTTCTTTATCTTTCCAATCGTCGGATTTTTCTTTTATAGGTTTACCTTCTTTATCGACACCTATTGTTTTACGCTTACCTAATATTTCTTCTTTAGCACCTTTGTATATCTTAGTGTATAGATCTTGTACTCGTCTAAAGTCTTCTCTTCCTTTGTCAAGATTAGCTTTATTCTTTGCAGCCAGTCCTATTATTTCACGGTTAGTAAGCGAGTTTAATCTTTTTATGTGAGCATCTATAAGCTGATCTTGCCACGATAATTTTTCAATATTTGAAACTGCTTCTCCAATCAACGCTTCATTATCTAACAGTTTCAATATGTCTTTGTCTGAATCAGGTAACGCAATACTATCATCCGCTTCAACTGCCGATATTGCTGTTCTATCTTTAGCGATTCTTTTTTCTTGCTTATCTATATATTCCTGAATGTTTTCTTTCTGCTCTTTCGTGAGCTTTCTTGACTTATCGTTTAGTAATTTTTTTGCATGCTCTACACCTCTTTCAGCAGCTGTTATATTCAGTTTTGCATCAAATACAATTCTACCTTCAGCACTTAATTCATTATATCTATAAACACCATTTCTGTTTTCATTTATCTTAGATATAAGTTTACCTCGATCTTTATCAAGTTTTGATATTGCAAATTTACTTTGAACAACATATGGTAATATTGATGGATCAAATCTGTTTACATTAGCATCCCATAATTGTTCTACTGTATTAGCGTCGTTTATTAATCGATCTATGTTTTCAACGAATGTTTCATCAACACCCATCTTTTTCCTTGTCTCAGCATCTGCAGTTTTTAGAGTTTCAAGTTCTTGTCTATAGTGATCAAGATTTCCTTCCCTTGCTGCAGTTACTGCCATATCACTTGACGCATCAAGCATAGCTTGTTCATATATGTCAGGTAATCCACTTTCTGCTGCAGCTCTTATCTTTTTATTATGATATGCAAATCTAGCTCCTCTATCTTCAAGTTCTTTTATTCTACTATCTACTGCTGACTTACCTTTTATTTTATCGTATATTGGTTTAGCAGCCTGCATTACTCCTGCACCTATAGCACCAAAAAAGCCTGCCGTCCAGAATTCTCCATCTTCTAAATATTCTCCAAATCGTGATGAAAAGTTACTATCTTCAGCAATTCCACCCATTACATTACCAAAATGTATTGCTTCTTCTCCGACTACAAATTGCCAAGCTTCTTCCCCAAATTCACTTGCCATATCTGACATATATCTTCCAGCAGACTTCATTGTACCTTTGGTTCCAGACTTTCCTGCAGCAACCATTTGAGCACGACCGTTAAAAGCTCTTGTTGCTTTTAAACCTCTACCTAATAGAATGTATTGTGGGATATCTTGAAATACTAATACTGAGTTTCCTTTATATGAAAATGCTGCCGCATCTGATGCTGCATATTTTGCTTCTGCTTCATTTCCAGTTTCAGCAAGAACTTGTTCATATACTTCTTGATAGACACCTGACGCTTCCATGCTGGATTCAATATGTCTAGAAACAATACCTTGATGTACAGCATTTAAAGTTCTGTTTTTTGCTACAGCATTCCAGATTTTAGAAAATTTATCTTGATATGCCATTCCTGCTCTTACTGCATCGTCAATGCCATTGAGACCACCAAGCCCAGTTGCTTTTTTACCTGCTTTTGCAAGTTTTGCAAGTTTTGCAGCTCTTGCTGCTTTTACCCCCATTCCAACACCTTTACCAACCATTCCAACACCTCTTGCCCATCCAGCTACAGGAATCAAAATTGATAATGCACTTGCTATACTTGGAACATTAGAAAACCACCATTCTCTACTAGCAGGTGAAAATGTACCTTGTACTTCAGGGTCAACATGTATTGGTGCAACTTCTCTCGTCCAATCTTTAAGAGCTGTACCTAAATATGAAAACCAATTACCTTCTCCAAAAGTGCCATCTCCCATTGATTTGAAATCAAGTAGATATCCTGCACCCTCTACTGTACCTCCTACTATTTCTGCTAAAGCTTGAGCAATTGCTCCACCAGCTTCACCCCAAAATCCTTGATCTTCAGCTTTCTTTTTTGCTAAACGTAATTCGTAGTTTTTTTGTGCTTCTGTATATAAACTTGCAAACTTTGGTTTGTATGGAAGAAATGCATCTCCCATAACTTTTTTCCCTTTTTGCTCATCTAATAAATAGCTTTTACCAAGAACGTAATCGTTGGTAATTGAGCCTTTTTTGACAGCTTTTTTTAATAAGTCTTTTCCTGAACCAGGTTTTGGTTCAGAATCATTTCCTAGAACTTCGTTAGAGTCTAGCAATTCATCGTTACTTAGAATTTCTTCTGCCATTTTACTTTAGAATTATATCTCAATTTCATCAGATATATCTGTGAATGTTGATTCCGCATTCATAGATTCTGCATTTTTATCTAATTTTGATTTAGCTTCATGCTTTTTAGCTTCTATTCTGTAATTGTAAATTACATTTAGTGCAGCATTGTAATCATTAAAAGGTCCTTCGCTTACTTCTTCTGAACGTTGTCCATCAAAAGTACTTGTAAAATCAATCATAAATCTACCTCTATCTGGACCTTCTTGGATTTTTATAATTTTGAAATTGTCTTGTATATTACCATCAGGACTGTATCTATTTATAGATACTGAAGGTATAGACCAGTGTCTATATGTACCATCTGCATTCAATTTGTAATACGCATTAGCATTAAAGGTCTTTGTAACATCTTTCATGTTTCGATAAAATTCAGGATCTTCTAACATTGAGATTTCCAACATATTTTCATTTTCATTTCTTACCTTTCTGTTAATGGCTTGAATTTTTAAATCATCGTTTTCTTGTTTTATTGCTGTATTCATATCACGCTTAAACTGAGCATCTATATCGTTAAGTTCATTAGCTTTTATTGATATCAATTTGTTTTTTATTCCCTCTGGATCTACTTTATTACCTGTATTTATTTTAACACCAGGTGTTGTAAATTCATACTCTTGAGGTTTTCCATCATCAATCCAAGTTGCTTTTACATTAAGAGTTCCAGTATAGTTAAAGTTTCCACTCTTGTCTCTATTCAAATATCTTTTATCCCAATTAGTACCAATCACTTTAAACTCTGCATTTTCTGGAATTTTGAGCGTTGTCATTTCTCTTAATTTTTCATTATCTATTGTAGCACCAGTTGAATCTGTTACAATAGCAGTTTCTAGTATTGTATCAGGCTTATACATTTCATTCAAATACTCTTTTTCATTTTTGTATAATACCTCTGCACCAGCAATTTCTGTTTGAGGAACAATCCTATTGAATGTTTCATTATAACTATCAGACCATTTGCCATTTTCATCAAACTTTGCAGCTTTTATTTTGTCATCCATATACAATGCTTCTGATACATCATGATAGTCGTTCTTTTTATTTTCAAATTGATCCCAAGTTAGATCTCCCTTCATATCGTATAATTCAGATATTGCATTATATGCGGTTTGTAATTCTTCTTCTGAATAGTCAATAGTTCCTACGCCACTCTTTTTTGCATTTAACTTATTTTTTAGATCTCTTAATAGATCTTCTTTAGATATTCCTTGTTCAGCTCGATACCATTTATAATATTCATCGCTTTTTTGAAAATCCATTAAAGCTTGATTAGTAACCCAAACTGATTTTTCACCTTGATTAACGGTTTGTTGATTTTCTAAAACTTTATCGTCTTCTCGGTAGTCAGTATTTTCTTTGTACGTATAATCATCTTTTTCAAAGAATGCATCCATTTGATTTGATTTATTTTGTACAGTTTGTTCATTACTTGTTGCATCTGCTATGAAATTATCTGCAGCTTCATCTAATTTTAGTAGATACTTATTAGCAATTGACATAATTCCATCTGCAGTTCCATCCTCTATATAATTATAAAGTTTTGTACCAGAGAAGAAATACCACTCTAGTACTTCCATTGCATCAAATATTCCAGTTATTGGTGAATTGTACATTTCTCCTGCAAAACTGTCAGGATGAAAGTGTTGTTGTGCATATTCAATAAGTCTGTCGTGTGCTTCACCTGGTGGCAATTTATCTATCTCAGCTCGAAGTTCTTTTCTAGCTTGTTCTAATATTTCGTTAGCTATAGATTGTCCATTTAAAGTTTCATTTAGTTCATCCTTATATTCTGAATTTTTTAAGATGTTTTCTTTTTCAGCTTGAATTTTTTGAACGTCTTCAATATTATCTGCAAGACCTAAATCAACTGCTACTTGATCATCTACACTTTTTATTCTATTATATGTAGCACGTGATTTTTCTTTAAGGCTATGTCTATAGGTTTTAAGGTTTTCTAGTTTTTCTTTATCGAGATCGCTTAAATTTTCTTGTGCACTTAATTCTTCTAATTTTCTTATTTCAGCTGTTACATTTCTGTACTCTTCTAACCCTTCTTTGTAATCAGATGCTTGTTCTGCAGTTGTTAGACCAGATACTTTTACATTCTCTCCACTTATATCTTTATCAAATTCTGTTTTAGTTTTAACAGGATCAGATCCATCTAACCGTCTTTGTCCAACTTTTTGCAATGCTACATCTTGAAAAAATCTATAAGCGTCTCGATTTTTATTTAGTATATACTCATCGTATTCACTAATCTTTTTATCTGTTGGATTTCCATCAGCATCTAATACTGTTTTATTTTTTTCTCTACTCATTTCTGCAACATTCCCACTCCAGTATCCATTCTTTTGGTCATATCGTCTTAAGTATTGTCTACCTTCGGTAGATGATAGCCAAGATGAATAAAGAGTTTCTGCTTCAGAAGTCATTCTATCATAGCTCCATCCCCAACCTGCAGGATCCAATCCTGTATCTGTGTCTTTTGAAACTTCGTCAAACCAGTTTGCCGTTTTTTCTCTTATGTCTACTCCACCTGTTATATCACCTACACCCAAAAGGTCTATATCACCTAAGTACCCCTTTCCTTCAGCACTAGTATATGCTTCTATCCTTTTTTCTGCTTCGTGCCAAACTTCAGGTGCATATTTATTTGGATCGTCTTCAGCAATCCATTTTTCCTTTAATTCTAGTAATTCTTGAACTTCATTATAATTGTTAGTTACTTTTTGAAGACCTTTATCATTTTTAATTTTCCTTACAAGTTGGTTTAATTCACGATTGAATTCAGAAGATCCGATATCTCTATTTACAGAAGCATCTACAAAGTCGTCTATTTCTTTTTTTA